AGGACGTTTACCTCCCTTTGCTAATTTATGACCCTTTTCAAAGCGCATTTTTCTTTTTTAATTTAGCTTCTATTGCTCTAGCAAATCGAATCAGGTCATGATTTCCGATGTCGTAGTCAGGCACAGATTCACACTTGGTTAAAATTTCCTCATCCGTCAACCTTACCCATTCTTTGGTCGGTGTATTAGCTTTTAACCATTCATTCATCATCTCGCCAACTTGATTCCAGTTTTCTGCCTGACGCTCAATTAAATGCCAAGCAATAGCCCCGTCTAATCCCTTAAAATCTTGCTTAATATCCATTCTTTTCCTTTAATTTAGCTTCTATTGCTTGTGCTAACAAAATTGGAAAACCTGCGTTTTTTATTGTTAAATCAACAAGCTCATTATTAGTCAACCCTACCCATTCTTTATTACCTACAAACTTTTCAGAGCACACAAGGCAATACAACGCATAACCACCGCCAACTCCACATTCAGCGCATCCTTGTTGTGGTGTGGTGTAAAGAGGCAATGGCTCAACATCAACTGTAATTGGTGCGGTAACTGTTGTTGGCTTTGCCCAGTAAAAACCGCCTTGCGGATTGAAATAAGCCACAGGCTCACCTTGCTCTTGCTTTAGCGCATCCTCTATTGTGCGGACAAATCCTGCACTAAAGTGATCTAAAAGTATATTTATAGCTTCCTGTCTAGTCATATCAACTCCATATAAATACCCAACAATGTTTTCAACAACCATCTTTGAAAAGCATTAGGCGGTTTTGGTATATGGCTATGAAAAGTTATGTTGCTATCTTTGCCAAGTCTAAACTTTATATTTGGCTTTGGCGGTGAATAAAAAGTATATTCTTCAGTCATTCTTGTCCCCTTGCTCGGATTCGACTAGCCATTACACGTTCAAAATATTCTTCACATAATTTCGCACATTCCTCACGTTCTTTTTCTGCAATTAAAGTTGCAAATGTCCACAAAGGTTCGTATCCACTATCACCATGTGCATATTCCCATCCTGCTTGTTTAGCCAATTCAATCATTTCATCTTTAGTCATTCTTGTCCCCTTGCTGTTCTATAAATGTTCTTTTAATAATTTCTATGGCATTATGAAATTGATCACTCACTTTACCAGTTGAAAGAGTCCTAGCCAACACAAGTGCCTCAAGTGCAACTGCTAACGCATAATCTTTAGTTAATATTTCTTCTTTAGTCATATTGCCCTCATCACTCTTTGTTGTTTGCCAGAATTACCCTTTCTAGTCTCACCAGTAGCCTCTATAAACCCTTTTCTGAGCAGTGGTGCATATCTAGCAGTGATTGAGCTATATCTATGCTTTGGAAACATATCTAGCACTTCATCAGAAATGCATCCTTTTTCTCCAAAAGACTTAATAGCCTCATAGACAATTTCCTCTAGCTTGGTTGTGTCCACAGTCTGAGCTGAGGCTTTGGATGTCTTTGGGTCAGTTTTTCTGGCTAACATTTTGGAATCAGTGCCAAAGTGCCTGCTTAATAAACCAGAGCTGTTAAACATTTCATTTATTTGGTCAAAAATCGTAATTTGTTTCATAATTTTTCCTTAATGTAAATATAAATTGGGAGGCTCACATAAAGCAGTGTTTGTACAACTTCCATTCTCCAATAATCGACTATGATTATTGTTAAAACATGAGGAGCTAACCCTCATTACCTCCCAAAACCTTAAAATCCTATGTCATCATCCTTTTTATCAAAGCTAAGTGTTCTTTCTTTTGGAGGATTAATCCATGCCCAACCAGACCAAGGAGGGTCACAAACTGGAATTGAGTCTATCTTAAGCATGTGTCCTTGTGGTGTATCAATAATAGACCCAAGCCTATGATATTTGTTCTTTTTGTTGCCATCCTTGTCTGTGTATGTGCCAACAATGGTGCTCAATTCTGATATTATTTTAGACATTTAAATTCCTTAATTTATTTAATTTATCTTCTAGCTCTTTTAAAAACTGGATTACTTCAGTCTCTAATTCAGCCAAATATGCTTGATCTAAATCAACTCTTTTGCAAAAAAGTTGAAGATTCTCAGGCATCCTGGGGTCATAGCTCACAAAGTCACACCAATTAGTCTGTGTGCAACCCATCTGCCATGTCATTTGGGTAATGTACTTGCTGGGCACTTTGCCAGATAACAAAGTATCAACGTGTGTGGCTGTGTTTGGGCATTTGATCTCCAACAACCCTCCATCAACCAAACCATCTGGACTTGCACCAGACATCTCAATTCTGGGATGTTGGACAAATCCTACTTGATTTACCATGCAGTTGTATTTGACCTCGTATGCCGCTCTAGCCAATGGCTCAGTCTCAGTCCCCCACTGCATAGCAGAGTTGCTAAAAGACTCACCAGGCTTGTTTGTAAGCCTTTCACATAGCAGTTGAGCCATATAGTTATCCCTGCTTGTGGAATAGCCTGATTTGGTCTTTGCTACTATGTCTGAAACTCTTGATGCTGTGACCTTTCCAAGTCTAGCCTGAAACCACTCATCAGTATTTTGTTCTATTTCCATTATTTAGCCTCCAATTTCTTTTTCATTTTGTCTTTTACAGCAATTACTTTGAGTTGCCAAGGTTTATCACCATCAGTTGCTGAAATAGCTTTTACAAAGTTTTTCTGCAACTCAGGCAAATCTTGGCTCTGAGCTATAGCCTCTAACCAATCAGCCATTTCAGACTCATTTACATTAGATTTAGGTTCTGGCTTTCTGGATGCCATGTTGCCATCATCATCCTCTGGAGCAATGCCACAGGCACTCATCAGGGAGTAACGTCTTGCATAGGTCAAAGCACTGCCATAACCCTGTGGGTCTTGCTTGCTTGCTGGTACATGCAAAACACCACACTCCAAAGTCTCACCAGACTCATGCAAGAATATAGTTTCTACACTCACCCCAGTTGCATTTTCATATAGCTTTTGCATCATACCAATGCCATTGTTGTTTAAGGCATCAATTACAGCCTCCACACAAGCTGAGAGGTCTGCATATTTGGATTTGAAGTGTGGGTTAGTGCTGGATTTAAGAGCCGGTCCAAACTCTTTCTGTGCTTTTACAAATGCTGTTGCTATTAACTTTCCACCTTGATTAGTCATAATGTTCCCCATGTAATTAAAATAAATAAAATAAATGCAATAACAATGCAGGCTGTGATTACCATTTTGTCTTCTTTGTCAAATCCTTCTTGCTCAAAGTTTGGCTCTGGATGCTCAGGAAATGCCTCAGCTAATGTCCTTGGAAATGTCTTTGTTGTGGGATTAATATTCCCTTTTCTAAATTTAATTGTCATCTTCAAATTCCTCTGGTTCACAATTTGGGCATCCTGGATGGTCAGGGTCTTGGCAGTGTGGATGTGCAAAATAATGACTTCTATACTGCTTTTCAAAAAAGTCTTTAGCCCTTAATTCTGCATATTCAGGGTCTTCATCATAATCATTCTCAGGCTCAAAATATGATCTTGTTCCCATTAGAAACTCCTAAATTTGTTAAACTCATTAACCAATTTGAAATAACTAATTGGGTATCTTCTTTTGCCAATAACATCCCAAAATACAACCACAGTATCTAAATCATATTTCCAGCAACCATCTTCAGTCTTGCCATCTTGTGTGTAGTTATATGCTCTAGACATTGACACATCTTTTTGACAAGCCTCAGTGGTTATTACAATCTTTCCTCCAGATTGGTTATCAGTCTCTGCAAAGTTACTAGCATGTGCTAGATTTGCAATTAATAAAAATGCTAAAAGTTTTTTCATAATGTTTCCTTAATTTAAAAATATCAACTGCTGTGTTGATAAATTAAGTGTAAGCCAAATCTGACTAAATAACCACAATTTACAAAAAATATTTAAATGTGTTGCTTTTATGTAAGTTATGTCTTACAATTACAACATGGAAAAACAAAGAGCAATTGAATTAGCTGGTTCTGCTTCTAAGTTAGCAAGACTATTAGGAGTGGAAAGACAAAGTGTGCACAAATGGAAAAAAATTCCAGAGGGCAGGATTTGGCAATTGAAAGTTTTAAAACCTGAGTGGTTTGATAAAACACCAAGATTTTAATATATAATTTTTTGAAACTGGGCTAGGTCTGAAGTCATGAGCAGATCGAAAAGAGTACTCCCCTCCTGCCATAGTTTCTTTTCAGGGAGATACGCGGAGCATTTATGAGAATAAAAAATTGGACTAAATTTCAGCATTTTAAGGACAGAAAACCACCTTGGGTCAAACTGTATCGTGACCTTTTGGATGACATAGATTGGCATGAGCTTGATCCTTTGTCTGCAAAAGTTCTTTGTATGCTTTGGCTTATTGCCTCTGAAGATGATGGAAATATACCTGAGCTAAAAACACTTAGTTTTAGACTTAGATTGCCATTAAAGACTACTAAAGATTGCTTATCTAAACTTAATCATTGGCTGATACATGATGATATCAATGTGATATCAAAACTATATCAACATGATAGTCTAGAGACAGAGACAGAGACAGAGACAGAGTTAGAAAAAGAGAAAGAGAGAGAGACAGAGGTAAAGACAAAAGCCTCAAGGCTTTCCCCAAACTGGAAATTATCTGAGGATGATTACAATTTTTGTAGATCAGAAAGACCAGACCTTGATCCACAAAAAATAGCTGAATCTTTTAAAGATTATTGGATTTCCAAACCTAAAGATGCAAGTAAAACTGATTGGTCAGCAACTTGGAGAAATTGGGTAAGAAGACAAGATATTTCTAAAAACAAACAAAAATCTTTTTACCAAAGTGATTTAGAAATTAAAAAAGCTAGACATGATGAAATGGTAGGAAAAACTAGAAGATCAACTATTGACATAACCCCTAATGACATATTGGAGCTGAAATGAGCCTACCCATAGAAGTTATAAACAAGGTTTTTTTAAGACTTTCCAATACCTATGGATCAAGTTGGGATTCCATGTGGGCATTAAATGACATCCATGAAGTCAAAGAACTTTGGGCTAATGAGCTTAATTTTTTTCATGAAAAATGGGATTGTTTTAGATGGGCATTTGAAAATTTACCTGAAAGACCTCCAAATTTAATTCAATTTAAAAAATTATTGATGGAATGTCCAAAATTACGAATTGAAACTCAAGTTTATTTACCACCACCAGATGTTCCACCAATGTCTGATGAAATAAGAGAAAAAATAAATGAACTGCGAAAAAGTCTAACTGCTCATAAATATCAAAGGTAAATTATGAAAACATTAATATCTACTGTTGAACAAGATGAAATTACAAAAGAATGTTCAAAATCTTTTGATTTTCAATTTGATGGGTCTACCAAGTTTCAAGTTCCTTTTTTTGAAAAACCTGAAAATTTCCAAATAGGCTTGATTGTAGGGGCATCAGGAAGTGGCAAATCTTCCATACTATCTACTATAGGAGAGACTGAAAAAGTGTCTTGGAATCCTAATAAAGCCATTTGTAGCCATTTTGAAAATGCTTTGGATGCTCAGAACAAACTTAGTGCTGTTGGACTTAATTCTGTGCCATCTTGGTTGAAGCCATATCATGTGCTTTCTATGGGGGAAAAGTTTAGAGCTGATTTGTCAAGATCACTTAAAGACAATGCCATTATTGATGAATTTACTTCTGTTGTAGATAGAAATGTGGCTAAATCTTGTTCTTATGCCATAGCTAGACACATTAGAAAAAATGGTTTGAAAAACATGGTGTTTGCCTCTTGTCACTATGATATTATTGAATGGTTACAACCTGATTGGATTTTTGATACAACTACAAGCAGACTTACAGTCGCAAGGGGGTCAGTTCGGCCAGTTTTGGAATTGGA